CAAATTGTAATCAACGACCTGTCTGTCGCGATCAAAAAGATCTTGCTCGACGACACGCTGCCGCCGGACACGATGTCCGCGCGCTCCGCGACGGAAGTAAACGCGCGGATGCAGGAGCTCGCCAGCAACATGGGCTCCGCGTTTGGCCGGCTCATCACGGAAGCGATGCTGCCGCTGGTCGCGCGCGTCTTGAAGGTCATGGATATGCAAAACCTGATCGACATGCCGCTGCGGGTTGACGGCCAAGAAGTAAAGGTCGTGCCGATCTCGCCGCTCGCGAAGGCGCAGAACCTCGAGGAGCTCGAGAGCGTCCTGCAATTTATGCAGTACACCTCGCAGCTCGGGCCGGCCGGCATGATGGCCGTCAATCAAGATCGCGCCATCGAGTTCGTCGCCGACCGTCTCGGCGTACCGCCGTCGCTACTTTCGACGCCAGAGGAGCGCGAGGCGCTCATGGCGGACATGGCCGCAGCTATGCAGCAAGAGGAGCAAGCGGGTGGCCAAATCCCCGGCATGGACTCGTAAAGAGGGCCAGAACCCGAAAGGCGGCCTAAATGCCAAAGGCCGCGCGTCCTACAAAGGCGGGACGCTGAAGGCCCCCGTCAAATCCGGCGACAATCCGCGTCGCGCGTCGTTTCTCGCGCGCATGGGCGGGATGCCAGGCCCCGAGCGTGACAGCAAGGGCAATCCAACACGCCTGCTTCTGAGCCTGCGCGCTTGGGGCGCCACCTCGAAGGCTGACGCAAAGCGTAAATCCGCCGCAATCTCAAAGCGCAACAAATCGAAGGGCTAGATATGCCGGGAAAGAAAAAGGGGCTGTACGCCAATATCAACGCTCGCAAAGCGAAGGGCATCAGCCGCCCGAAAAGTAAATCGACCGTGAGCCCGAAGGCTTACTCGGCGATGAAAAAAGGCTTCAAGAAATAATGGACTGGAACGACCTGCTTGCGCCGCCGGCGCAGCTCGCCGTCGAAAACGAACCCGACGATCTCGACCGGCTATATGCCCGCGTATTTTCGACGCGCGACGGCAAGAAGTTATTGGCGCACCTGCGCGGTGTAACCATCGAGCAACCAACCTGGTATCCGGGCGAGGACGCCAGCCACGGATACGCGCGCGAGGGGCAGAACAGCCTCGTGCGTGAAATCGAGCGTCGCATCTTACGAGTAAGGGAACAGCATGACTGACACCTCGACCGTCGAAACCGATAACGCCGAAAGCGCCGGTGCCGACGACAATCAGAGCCTCCTCTCAGCGAAACCTGTCGAAACAAATGAAGCAGCTCCTGCCGATGAAGTTCCGCACCTTGTTCGAGAAAGCGACAGCTTGGTTGAAGAACAAAGCGAGCAACCTGCGGAACGCCCTGCGAACATCCCAGAACAGTTTTGGAAGGATGGCAGCGTCGATACAGACGCGATGGCGAAGGCTTACAGCGACCTCCGCTCGAAAATGGACAGCGGTAAGCACAAGGCTCCAAAGGACGGCAAATATAGTCTGGACGCTGTTGAAGGCGTTGATGCAGAGGATCCGACGCTGGGCGAGTTCCTTGAGATCGCTCGCGACGAAGGTCTGTCGCAAGGTGCGTTCGAGCGTCTGACCAACTTCTACATGCAGCAAATGGGCGCGCTCGATGAGGAGATCACTTATCGACGCGATCAGGAGATGGCCAAGCTCGGGCGCAATGCCGACAAGGTAATTGCGTCGATGGATAACTGGCTTACGAAGATGAACACGGCCGGCGTCCTATCTGCTGCTGAGATGGAGTCGATTGCCAACGCATCGACCAACGCCACGTTTATCTCGGCGCTGAACAAGATCCGGCGCAGTTACAACGAGCCCGACATCCCGCGCTCCGATGTAGTCGAGCCCGACGCGATCACTATGGACGACATCCAAGTAATGATGGCCGACCCGAAATACGGCGTCGATCCAGCCTTTACGCGTCAAGTCGAGCGCAAGGTGTACGAGATGCACGGCGAAAAGCTCTAGCCCAGATTTGGGCACCTGTTCGCGTCGAACATGAGTAAATGCAGGAGGTCCGATAACCGCGTTCAGCGGCCGGCCACGCGTACACGCGGCCCGCTTGGATAACCGCAAAATCGAAAATCAACCTTTCTTTAGGAGAAAGCTCTATGGCTACCATTAGCCCGGCTTTCGTCACGATCTTCGATAACGAGGTTAAGCAGGCATATCAGGCGTCTCGCGCTCTGGCCGGCCTCGTTCGCGAAAAAAGTGTCGAAGGCGACACCGTAAAGTTCAACAAGCTCGGCAAGGGTGTTGCGTCCGTTCGCACGCCGCAGGCCGATGTCTCCCCGATGAGCCTGACCTACTCGCTGGCAACCGCGACGATGACCGACTACATCGCCGCCGAATACAGCGACATTTTCGATCAGAGCCACGTTGGCTTCAATGATCGCCAGGAACTTGTCCAGGCTGTCGGCAACGCGATTGGCCGCCGCATGGATCAGGTCGTCATCGACGCCCTCGATGCAGCGACCCCGGTTTCCGTCGCCAACACCATTGCCAACGACGGCACCACTGGTTCCGCCAGCGACCTCAATGTGGGCAAGCTCCGCGAGGCCAAGCGCATCCTTGATGCCAACAACGTGCCGGCGAATGATCGCGTTTGCTTGATCCACGCAAACAACCTGTCTGCGCTTATCGGCAACACCGAAGTCCAGAGCTCCGACTTCTCGAATGTTAAGGCTCTGGTGGACGGTTCGATCAACCAGTTCCTCGGTATGCGTATCGTGGTGATTGGCGACCGTGACGAAGGTGGTTTGACCAAGGACGGCTCGAACGACCGCTCTTGCTACGCCTTCCACAGGTCGGCGATGGGCCTCGGCATGTCGATGAAACAGAAGTCCGAAGTCAACTACGTCCCCGAGAAAACGTCGTATCTCGTGGCTTCGATGTTCGGCGCCGGCGCTGTTGCTATCGACGATGGCACGGCTGGCGGCATCGTCAAAATCACCTGCCGGGAGGCTTAATCATGGCATTTTCTCGCGATGGCTGGGGTCCGATTGGCGGACAGTCCCGTAAGGGTTCTGCTCCGCAGATCTGGGTTTACACCAGCACCGACGCCAAGACCGTCATCGACGGCTCTGGCTACTTCAACGCGGTTAGCGATGACGTGACCGTCGGCGACCTGATCTACTCGTGGGCCTCCACGGGTGGTACGGCGACGGCGACCCTGCACGTTGTCGTGTCGAACGCTTCCGGCGTCGTCGATGTATCCGACGGCACCGTCGTTAGCGTAACCGACAGCGACTAAGTTTTGCGGCGGGGGGCTTCGGCTCCCCGCCCTTAACCCTTGAGGACGACGCATGGCCACGGGCGACACGAAGCTATCTATCTGCTCCGACGCCCTCATCATGCTTGGATCTTCGCCCCTTAGCTCTTTCAGCGAAGGCACTGACGCGGCGCAGATCACCGACCGCCTCTATGACGACCTTCGCGATACGATCATCCTTTGTTATCCTTGGTCGTTTTCACTCAAAAAGCAGCAGCTCGCGCGCAGTGTTGATGCGCCGCCAAACGAGTGGTCTTACGCCTACCCCTTGCCCTCCGACATTTTAGGCAGTGGCCCGCGCGCATTGTTTACGAGCGGCAGCGCAGGCGCGCGCAGCACGACGCACGGTTGGGAGGTGTACGGCAGCGAAGTGCAGACCGACTTCGACACCGTTTACATTGATTATCAGTTCCGTCCGTCCGAGGACGTGATGCCGGCCTACTTTGTGCAGCTATTGAAATATTGGACTGCGTGGCACATTGCCGAGGCTGTTACCGACCAGATTACGAAAGCTCAGTACTTCCAGACGCTCGCCGTGGGTGCGCCATCCGAAAACATGCGCGGCGGCATGATGCGGCAGGCGATGCAGATTGACGGCGGCTCTAAACCTGTCGCTGGCTTCCAAGACTTTCCGCTCACTGTCACGCGAGCGAGCTAATGTCTCGCGTCGTTCGCATCCAGACGGATTTCGCCTCCGGCGAGATCGACCCGCTTCTGCGCTCGCGCATTGATCTGAAGCAGTATTACCAAGCGTTACAGACCGCGCAGAACGTCTTTATCCTGCCGCAGGGTGGCGCCAAACGCCGTGCCGGCCTCAAATATATTTCTGAGCTGCCAGCAGCCGCAAATCCGCAGGATGGCGTTCGGCTGATCCCTTTCGAGTTTAGCGTGGACGACAGCTATATGTTCGCGCTGGTCAATCAGCGGATCTATATTTTTAAGAACGGCGCGCTCATCACCGACATTAACGGAAGCGGAAATGACTTCCTCGCTGTAACCGACATCACCAGCGCCATGCTATCCGAGCTGCGCCACGCGCAGGCAGCCGACACAATCATTTTTGTTCACGAGGATCTCGAGCCGCTCAAGATTGTGCGCGGCGCGACGGACTCTGATTGGACGGCTTCGACGATTAGCTTCACAAACGCGCCACGCCACGCCTACTCGATCACGACCAGCAATCCGAGTGCTACGATCACACCCGATCAGGCATCAGGCAATGTAACGATAACAGCAAGCTCTGGCGTGTTCTCGAGCTCGCACGTCGGCCAGTATATTAACATTGTCAATAATTTTGGCCGGCTTCGGATTATTGACCAGATCAGCAGCACAAAGGTCGCTTGCTATGCCGAGGTTGCGTTATTCGACACGACGGCTGTCTCCTCCGGTGATTGGGAGCTCGAGGAGGGTTACGAGGACGCGTGGAGCGCATCACGCGGCTGGCCTAAATCCCTAACCTTCCATGAGGGCCGCCTCTATTTCGGCGGCGCCAAGAGCTTGCCCACATCTTTCTGGGGCAGCGTCGTAAACAGCTTTTTCGATTTTGACCTGGGGGAAGGTTTCGACGACCGAGCGATTATCGCGTCGATTACCACTGAATCCCTAAACTCCATCGTTGATATTTTCAGCGGCCGAGATCTCCAGATCTTCACCACCGGCGGCGAGTTCTATGTGCCGCAAACCACCAACGATCCGATCACTCCCGACACTATCGTCGTAAAAGCCGCGACGCGAAACGGTGCAAAGCCGGGTGTCCCGGTCGTCGGCCTCGATTCCGGCACCTTGTTCATTCAGCGGAGCGGCAAGCAGCTCAACGAAATGCTGTTTACCGATGTCGAGCTTTCGTACACGACCGGCAATATATCGCTGCTATCAGGCCACCTGCTTAAAACGCCGGTCGATATGGCAATCCGCCGCGCAACCTCGACTGAGGAAGCTGACCGTCTGTTTCTGGTGAACGGCGATGACGGCCAGATCACTGCTTACTCTCTCTTGCGCGCGCAGCAGGTTGTTGCGCCGTCAACCATCGTGACAGATGGCGAGTTTAAGGCAGTCGGCGTTGACGTTGATACGATCTATACAATCGTAAAGCGCACCATCAATTCGTCCGACGTTTACTACGTCGAGGTCTTTGACAGCAGCCTGCACACTGACAGCGCCGTCTATTCTGCGTCGGCCAGCGCGACAGGCGCAGCCGCGCACCTCGAGGGCGAAAGCCTAAACGTCATTGTCGATGGGACGGTGCAGGCGAATAAAACCGTTAGCTCTGGAAGCGTCACATTCGAGCGTGCGTCCACGACGGACTATGAGATCGGCCTGCCCTTTAGCGTCGAAATCAAAACAATGCCGGTCGAGCCGCGTCTCGCGTCGGGCTCTATCAAAGGCTTCAAGAAGCGCATCATTAAGGTCAACGCCGAGGTCTATGAGACGCAGGCCATGACCGTGAATGGGCAGCAGGTAGCTTTTCGTCAGTTTGGCGAAGGTGTGCTCGACGGCGCTGTCACCAAATTCACAGGCGTCAAATCCATTGGCCCCCTTCTGGGTTTTGTGGACGAAGGTGAAATCGTCGTGACGCAGGATCAGCCGCTCGACATGCACCTGCTCGCCCTCGATTACCAGCTCAGCGTGGGGCAATAACATGACAATGACCGCAGTTATGGTGGCCGGGTCGCTGGTTTCAGCGATGGGCCAGATCCGCGCAGGCCAAGCCCAAAAGGCTATGTATCAGGCGCAGGCTAAGCAGGCCGAGATACAGGGTCGCAGCCAAGCGTTGCGGGCGCGGCAGGAAGCGCTCGCTTACAGGCAGGAAGGCATTAAGGCGCTCGAGGACACGCGCCGGAATATGGCCACAATCAACGCTCGAGGCGCGGCCGGCACACTAAATCCGTTTGCTGGTTCTACCGGCAACCTGATGACGGCGAACCTCGGCGAAGGCGTCGAGGATTATTTCTTGGCGCTCGATAATGTCGCGATTGCAGAGGCGAACGCAGAGATCGCTCGAGGCGCAGCGCGATTCCAGGCGGGCATCTATCAAGCCGCAGGCAAGCAGGCGATGAACAGCGCTATTTTCGGCGCCATATCCTCTGTCGGACAAGCCGCGATGGGTGCCTACAACGCAGGCGCGTTTAGTGGCGGCGGCACATATTACGGCAGCTCATCCATGACGCCGCTGCCCCACGGGAATCCCTTCTAATGGCGCCGCGTTATCCCACATATCAGCGCTCCGGCCG